TATCTGTGAAGATACAACCGCGTAGCGGTGGTATCGTAACCTTTATTGAATGAAACACTATTCTACTATTTTTATTGTTTATGGAGCACCGTAGTGCAACGTAGGTAGCGTAAGTTACTCTACTGTATCCTAGTCTTCCTCTTCTGTTTCGTCCCCCGTTAGGTCAATTAACTCTCTAGCGATGAGGTCGTCCGTAATCGCAAAAGCTATATCCGGACTCGTTCCGTTGATCAGGTTCAGCGCCACTTGAGCGCGTTCCTTGATCTCCCTCTTTTCTCCGACCAGGAAGTTCAACCCATTCCATCTTGGTTCTCCGTCGAGTTCTCGGAGTTCCTCGCATGCGTCGATCATCTCGACTACCGTGAACATTTCACAGGCCGCTCTCGTCATGAGTCTGGCCCCTTCCTGCAATCTTGTCATTTCATCTCGCCCGTTTGTATTGGCGATTTGCATCTCACGGTTCATGTTCCCAAGTTGGATGTTGTCTTGATGCAGTTCGTTCGTCCATTCTTGCAATGCGTCGAGACGGTTTTGCTGCGTCTTCAACTTCTTCATCGCGATAGCGTTGATCTCTTGTTCATCTTCGAGCTTTCGCTTGTAGTGCATCATCATTTGGAACACGACCACGTTCGAGTCTGTCGGCCCTGCTGGACGTGCGTTTGGCGTGCGTTCTGGGACTTTGTTGCCGTTGGCGTCGACCGCGTACTCGAGTACGTCGTGTCTGAACGTAGCGGCCTCGTTAAGAGCTTGTTCGAGGTTGCGGCGGACGTTGTTCATGGTGGTGGAGGTGTTGGTTACGCTTGTGGGTTACTTGGCAAGTTGAGAAGTGAGGTTGGTTACCCACCTCACTCGTACCCCATACACTTTCCATCCACTCCGTCCCCCCCTGTGTACAGGGGGACGTCCTGATTTATTTTATACTAGCATACACTATCACATAGTGGACCTAAGTATAATTCATACACTCTTGCATACTCTATAGTATACAAACTCTAAGTCATTCTGATAATCTGATTCTCAGAAGGTATCAGAATCTGATTCCTAGCCGACGTGGCGGTCACGGCTCTTGGGCACCGGAGCGAAGCGAAGGTCGCCCAAAGCGGCCGCCGCTGACCTTATGTCCACGTCCTATGATCTATCTAATCGCGTAGCCCCGGAGCGAAGCGTAGGGTGCGGAGACCGAGTGGAGCGAAGCGAAACGAGTAATTAACCAGAAAGAAATACAATATCTATTAATGCCAATGAGACGTGCTGTATGAAGCACAAGTGAAGCCAGGCCTACAAGTCTGTAAAGAAGTCTCCATCTAAATCTAGATCGGGAAGGTCTTCATCCAGGCTAAACTCGAGGGGTTGTTCAGGGGGCTCGTCTTCATCTCCATCTTCCTCGATCTCCATCTCCTCTGGCTCTTTCATTGCAGCCGCGCGGAAACGTGCGTGTGGTTCTTCCTTCGGGAAATACATGACGGTGAACCGGCGCAGGATTGGGTCCATGTCTTCGCTGTTCAAGAAACACTGCTGGATTGTGTAGTTGCTGAGAACGATGATTTTCTTCGGTCTTAGTCTCTGCTTCACTCCTCCCTTGATCTCCCCTGTGAAAGGGAATCTGTCGGCCCATCTTTTTAACGCCGATGCCGTGCAGTCATTCTTGGGCGCCCACTCCTCGATGGCCACCACTTCTTCGTGCCTGTACCCGTCCCACCACTTGTTGAGTGGCTTTGGGAAATGATTCGGATACAGTTCCCACAGCAGTCTTGATTTTCCAGCCCCGGTAGGACCGACCCACCACTCGTGCAACAGTTCTCCATCCATTGGCCCATGGTTGGGGGCGTAGAGGGACTCAAGCCGAGGTCCGTGAAGTAGGTATAGCTGAGGGTCGTCTCGTTCGATTGCCCCGATGTTCCCGTTCTTTGCCAGTTCGATTGCCGTGGCGTATCGGGCTGCATTCCCTGCTCCACCCTTTGCGCGAGCCACGCTTGCCTCCATTGGGATCTCTCCTTGTTCCCAGAAGTCTCCTTCCTTTGTGCAATATTTCCGATTCTTCTCAGCTGATCCGTTAGCCACATCCAACCAAGCGTTAGGCAGCAGCCTTGCAACTGCCTGTCGTTGCTTTGCATTCGTGAAGTAGACATATCCTTGTAGATGAGGCGTTCCTTGTTTTCCGACTTCCTTTCCAAAGACGACGTATCTTGCGTGAAGAGCGAGCACTTCTTTGATGTGCTTGATGTGGACGTCGTTGTAGTTGTTGAGAGTGAAACACCAGGTGCGAGTTCGTGTTGTGTGCGACATCGCAAATTGCAGACTGGCTTGGCTTTAGCTTCTAGGCCGCGAGCGGGCCTGCACAGCAGGTCCCGTTCGCATTATTACCTAGAAGCTACTGTGCTGTGCCAACTTGAAGTTTGGGAAGTATCTGGACTGAATTCTTTCGGTTCAGAGCAAAGTCCAGTTAAAACAGTTCAGTTGTTCTCTCTTATTTCCTTTTTTTCTTTCTTTTTGAACAATGGTGTACCGTCGATCTAAAACAAACATCCGCAAGCCAGTTCGCCGGCGAGCAGCTGCTCGTCGTGCTCCGGTTCGCCGTCGTTTGTCTCGTCGTCGTCCTAATGCTCGTAATCCGCGTCATGTAGCTGTGTCTTTGACTCCAACTTCTCGCTTTGTATTGGCTCAAATGGATCCATTTGATCCTAAAGCTCTTGGAGCCAAGGTTCCTGATTCTAACACTATGCCCAGTTTGGCGAATTGTGATACGGATCTTAATTCGTTTCCTATTCCCATTTCAACTGGCAATTTGCTTGCATGCGCTTTTGCTCCCAGTTATCGCAGCAGCTTTAACACAGCCGCTCAAGGTGGTGTTGCTGCTGTTTCATGGCCTTCATTTTATTCGTCTCGTCGGAATTATAACAACATTCAGAATAGTCTTGAAGCTATTCGCCCTGTTGCACATGCTGTCCGCATTTCATCCCCCCTTGCTCCCACTAGTACCGTTGGATTTGTCCATATCGGTCTGTCTGTGGAGTCTAGTTGGAATGAAGTTGCTGGTTCGGATTTTCCGTACCCATCGACTATTAATGAGATGGCCGGTCTGTCGTACTACAAGCGTGTAACGCTTGCTAGTTTGACGCAGTCTCCTTTGACGATTATCAATAAGTGGATTGATGAAACCGGCTTTCGCTATGATGATCCACGTGCGATTTACAATCAGACAACCAGTGCAACTGTTCTTAACCCTCAGGTTTTGAAGTTTCAAAACAGCTGGGCTGTTATTATTATTATGGTCGAAGGCCAAACTAACACAACTGCCAGCTGTTTGTCTGTTGAGCATATTCTCCATTCGGAAGCTATTCCGAAGAAGGATTCGTTTATCTTAGGAAGTGCTGCGGCCCCGAATAGTCCTGGTACTATGGCAGCCGTTAGCACTATGACAGGCGAGAGTGACTTTAGTCACACTGAAGCTGGCCAAGAGTCTTATATCGCGCAGACCTTGGGTGCTTTTGTTGATGGCGCTCGCAACGCAGGTGAGAACGTTATGTCCGAGGTTGTATTGCCTGTTGCCCAACACGCGGGTCGCGTTGCTGGTCATACAGCTGTCAATATGGCTGTCGGTGCAATTGTCGGTTTGGGTGGTATCGCAGGTGTTAATAATCAACCTGGTCGTCTTGCTTTGCAACGTTAGATTCCCCTCGAGAGGTTACTCCCATTGTTGAAGAGGTGCGGCTTAGCCGTATTGAACAACGTCAGCGTAATGTTGTTGGCGCCCGTGCGCCTCCTGCTGCTTATCCTCCGTCGGCTAATGCAGCTGGGCAGCGCCGCCGCCGTGTCGATCGTGTCAACGAGCGGCGTAACTTCCTCGAAGCTATCGGAGCTCCACTTCCAGGTCCAATGGACATGGAGATAGAGATTCTCGATCTTTAGCCCCCTTATTTATCTGTGAAGATACAACCGCGTAGCGGTGGTATCGTAACCTTTATTGAATGAAACACTATTCTACTATTTTTATTGTTTATGGAGCACCGTAGTGCAACGTAGGTAGCGTAAGTTACTCT